TTGACGCAGGCGACGAGCTATTTAACCTGCAAGCAAAGACTGGCATTGCAGCCAATGCGTTGATCGGCATTGGCAATGCTGCCAAGCTGGCAGACGTGGACATAGCCACGGTGGGCAAGGGACTGACCAAGCTCAACGTCAACCTTGTCAAGGCAGCCGAAGGCAACGACGGGCTGGCGCAAAAGTTTAAAGCGTTGGGCGTCAACGTCAAAGATGCCAACGGCCAGGTGGTGCCAGCCGATGAAGCACTGAAGCAGATTGCTGATCGGTTTGCCGATTTGCCCGATGGTGCGCAAAAAGCGGCCGCAGCGGTTGCAATTTTTGGCAAGTCCGGCGCGGACTTGATTCCGTTGCTAAATGAAGGCTCGGCCAGCATTGAAGAGTTTACTTACAAAGTAGGTGAAGATTTTGCCGCGCGCTCTGATTTATTCAATGACACAATTACAACGCTTGGCATTAAAGCGCAAGGTTTTGGGTTGGAACTAACCGATGCGCTATTGCCGGCGTTGCAGTCAATTCTTGAAGTGTTTAGCGATCTGTTTAACACAGATCAAAATTGGACGGCGTTATTTAAAATTATTGAGGTGGGCATTCGCGGCGTTGCGGTGGTCATTTACACCGTTGTCAAGGCGGTGGACATTTTAATTAAGAACATCGTGGCGGCAGTGCAAGCAGCGCAAGCGGCGTTTTCGGGTGACTTTGCTGGTGCGTGGAATGTAATTACTAACCGAGTGACAAGCGGCATTGAAGAACAAAAAAAGATTTTGGCGGACCTTGGCAAACTGGCGTTTGGGTCTGCGTCCTCGCCTGGCACTGGTCGCCGCACGGGTGGCCGTTCGATGGCACTTGACACCAGCGAAGCGGATAGGGGGGCAGAAGCCGCTGCGCGACGGGCAGCAGCAGAAGAAAAGCGGGCTGCTGCAGAGCAGGAACGACTGCTGGAGCGGCGGCAAGGTTTGACCCGCAAGGCAATCGACCTGCAAGGGCAATTGCAAAACAGCATTGCGGACGTTGCGGCGGCTTATGCAGGCGTGGGCGCATCGGCTACCGATCAACTGTTTTTGCAGCGCAACGAGGCAATTACCGAAAACGACCGAAAGGTAAAGCAACTTACGCTGAGCGTGGTCGAGCTAGCGCGCGAAATCAACGAAGCCGGTGGCCAGCTAGACGTAAAGCCTTTTGCTGATTTGATTGATAGGTTCTCCGCAGCAAGCGTGGCGCTTGCTGATCAAACCTATCTGCAAGGGTTGAAAGATCTGCTGCCCAGTCTTGATGAGTACACCACAAAAATTGCAGACGTCACCCGCGGCAAGCGTGATCTAACCGAGCTGGAAAAGCTGAACGCCGAAATCATGCGACAAGGGTTAGATGTCATCGCCCAGTCAATGCCTGCTTACGCTCAATACATTGAACAGCTTAGGCAGCAAGCTACAGAACTTGACAACGTAATTGAAAAGCAAAACAGTTTTAGCGCAATATTCAAAGACTCGTTCAAGCAGGCTTACGATTCCGCCACAAACCTTGGCGCCAACTTGGCTGGTGCTGCTACCAGCGGCATCGAAGGGCTGACGGATGCGATCGTTAACTTTGCAACTACTGGTAAGGCGTCATTTAAGGAATTTGCCGCATCGGTTCTTCAGGATCTCAGCAGGCTGATCCTGAAATTTGCGCTTTTCAAAATCATCTCCGGCGTATTTGGCGGCTTTGGTGGCGGCGCAGATGCTGGACTGGGCTCGGTTGCCAGCAACCTGAATCAATACGCGCCACTTACCGATTTTGCAATGGGCGGCATCATGACCGGCGACGGTCCAATGCCGTTGAAAACTTACGCACGCGGTGGCATTGCAAACAGCCCGCAACTGGCAATGTTTGGCGAGGGCTCGACGCCTGAGGCCTATGTGCCCCTCCCCGATGGCCGGCGGATTCCGGTGGCGATGCAGGGCGGTGGCGGCGGTAATACCACCGTCAACGTGAGCGTGGATGCCAAGGGCAGCCAGGTGCAGGGGAACGCTGGCCAAGGTGAAAAACTTGGCCGTGCCATTTCGCAGGCAGTGCAGGCAGAATTGATTAAACAACGGCGACCCGGCGGATTGCTGGCGGCTTAACCCATGGCAACTTTTACCTACACTCCAAGCTTTGAAGCAACCGAGGCAAGCAAGCCACGGGTCCGGCGTTTCCAGGCAGGTGACGGCTACGAGCAACGAGTTACTTTTGGGCTTAACCCTGACCCAAAAGAGTGGACGTTGAGCTTTGCCAACCGGACAGATGCCGAGCGGGAAAACATAGTTTCATTTTTAGAGGCGCGTGGTGGCGTTGAATCTTTTGATTGGACTCCACCCCGCGGCAGCGCCGGGAAATACATTTGCGAAGAATGGCAGGTTACGTTAAGCAACTGCAATAACAACCAGGTACAAGCCACATTTCGCGAAGTATTTGAACCCTGATGACCGCACCTTCACTGTGGCAAGCTAGTTACGCCTACAACGTCGGTGATGTTGTACAGGCCACGATCTCACCAGCGACGGGCTTCTTTTTCCGCTGCACGGTTGCCGGTACAACTAGCGCGACGGAACCGTTCTGGCCAACGGTCATTGGCAATACCACTGTCGATGGCACTGTTACATGGATGGCGGTCACCATCCTGTCAGGTGACTTCCAGACATCTAACCCCAGCGCAATCATCGAGCTATTTGAGCTGGAGCTGGTTACTGCCATCCACGGCAGCAACGAGGTTTATCGTTTCCACTCGGGCACCAACCTAGTCAATAACGGCGATGTGGTTTGGCGTGGCAATAGCTATTTGAAGTTTCCGATTGAAGCAGACGGGTTTGAATACAGTGGACAGGGGTCACTGCCGCGGCCAAGGATTCGCGTTAGCAACATTTTTGGCACGGTTACTGCCATCATCCTCAGCCTGCCGGTTGGACTAGAGGGCGCCAAGGTAACGCGCATCCGCACGCTGGCCAAATATCTTGATGCGGCTAACTTCCCGGTCAGTGGTGATGTGCTGCTGCTGGAAGATGGCGACATCTTGCTACTGGAAGACGGCGGCCATTTCTTGCTGGAGCCAACCAATCCGACAGAAGATACCAGCGCCGAGTTCCCGCGAGAGATTTATTACATCGACCGCAAAAGCGCAGAAAACCGCAACCTCGTTGAATTTGAGCTGGCAGCCAGCTTTGACCTTGCTGGTGTGCGGGCGCCCAAGCGGCAGTGCATCGCCAACCTGTGCCCATGGACCTACCGCTCCGCTGAGTGCGGCTACACGGGGACCAATTATTTTGATGCTGCAGACCAGTCGGTGCTGAGTGCCAGCGGTGACGTATGCGGCAAGCGGCTCAATAGCTGTCACCTGCGATTCGGGCAGAATGCTGAGCTGCCGTTTGGCGGCTTCCCTGGCGTTGGTACAGTCAGCGGATGACAATGACCTGGCGCGACGCAGCACTGGAGCACGCCAAGGCGGAACAACCCCGCGAGGCCTGTGGGTTGCTGGTGGTCATCAAAGGCCGCGAGCATTACATTCCGTGTCGCAACCAAGCGGCAGCACCCGATCAGATGTTTGTGCTGTCAACCGAGGACTACGCCGCAGCCGAGGATCAAGGCGAGGTGTTGGCCATTGTCCACAGCCACCCAAGCACACCACCGCATCCATCACCAGCAGACCGCGCCGCATGTGAGGCCAGCGGTTTGCCTTGGTACATTGTCAACCCCAACCTAGAAGTCTGGGGCGAATGCAAGCCATGCGGCTATAAGGCACCACTGATTGGCCGCGAGTGGGTGTGGGCGGTGCATGACTGCTGGACACTGGCGCGTGACTGGTACGCCGAGCAGGGCATCAAGCTACGCGACTGGGACCGTTGCACCAACCCAGAAGACTTTCAAGCCAAGCCGTATTTTGATGATCGCTGGAAGGCGACAGGCTTCCGTGAGTTGCTACCTGATGAAGAACTAGAGAAAGGCGACCTGCTGTTTATGAGCATCAGCAGCCCTGGTCTGAACCATTGCGCCGTCTACCTGGGCGATCAGATGGTGTTGCATCATATGCAAAGCCGTTTGAGTAGCCGTGACCTTTACGGCGGGTGGCTACTAAAATGCACAGGAAGGAGGTTGCGTCATGCTGCGTAAGATCAAGCTGTACGGTGCCCTCGCTAAGTTTGTCGGCCATCGGGTGCTAGAGGCAGATGTCGCCACTGCTGCCGAGGCCGTGCGTTTTCTGCTGACCAATTGGCCAGAGCTGGAAGCTCACATGGCGCAGCAGCACTACCGGGTCCACACTGCCGGCGAAGACCTGACGCTGGAAGACATCCACAACCCGATGGGCCGCGAGATCCAAATTGTGCCAGTGATGGCCGGCGCTGGTGCCATTGGGCGGATTCTGCTGGGCATTGCGTTGATTGCAGTTGCTTCTGTGGTCACCTTCGGCACGGTCGGCGGTTTATTTGCCGCTGGCGCACTTAATGCCGCAGTTTTTGGCTTAGGTGCTTCCTTGGTTTTGGGCGGTATCGCTCAATTGCTTACCCCTACACCCAAAACTGACGAAGACGAAGGCGACCCCAAAAAAAGTTTCAGCTTTAGCGGGATTCAAAATACGACACGGGCGGGTGTGCCGGTCCCCGTTGTCTATGGCGAGATGCTGGTCGGCGGCATTGTCGTTAGCGCTGGCGCCGACATTGTGCAGGTGTCAGGCGTATGAGCATCTACGGTGCTGGTGGTGGTGGTAAGGGTAAAGGCGGCGGCGCCTTTCGTAAATCCACGGAAGCCAAGGACAACCTTGATTCAACGGCTTACGCCAAGATTGTCGAAATCCTTAGCGAAGGTGAGATCGAAGGATTTGCCACGCCATCACGCTTGGGGCTAACGCAAGGCACGACGCAATACATGAATGCGTCGATGAAGGATATTTATTTCAACAAGACGCGGCTACTTAATGCCACTGCCGACAACACACTGCCGCAGGAATCTGACTTTAACTTTCAAAACGTCACCGTCGTGACCAAGTTTGGCACGCAAAGCCAGGCCTATGTGCCAGGGTTTGATGCCGTTGAAGAAGAGATCTCGGTTGGTCAGGACGTTGTGCTTGCAACGCCAGTCGTCAAAACTATTATTGACACCAACGTTAATGCTGTACGGCTGACCATTAGCGTTCCGTTGCTGCAAAAGGTACTCGATAACGGCGACATCGTTGGCACGTCATTGTCGCTAGCGATTGCAGTTCGTTACTTCGGCGGGAGTTACACCACAGTCATTAACGACACCATTTCAGGCCGCACGTCTGACCTGTATCAGCGCGATTACATCGTTGACCTTGCTGGTGCGTTTCCAGTTGACATCCGCGTTAGCCGCACATCAGCAGAACCGGTCAGCATCAAGGAAACCAATGCTTTCTCGTGGTCTAGCTACACCGAGCTGATTTACAAAAAGCTCAAGTATCCGAACACCGCTTACGTCGCCACACGGATTGACGCTGAGCAGTTCAGCAACATCCCGCAGCGTGCATACAAGATTCGCGGCATCAAAGTCGCCATCCCAAGTAATGCAACCGTTGACCTAGAAACTGGCAGGCTTACCTATGCCGGCATCTGGAATGGCACCTTCGGCGCTGCAGCATGGACCAGCGACCCCGCCTGGATTTTGTGGGATTTGCTCATCAGCAAGCGCTATGGATTGGGAGATCACATCCAAACCAACACACTGGACAAGTGGGCATTTTTCCAAGCTAGCAAGTATTGCGCTGAACTGGTATCGACTGGCCTAAATGATCCAATCAGCGAGCCACGGTTTAGCTGCAATGTCAACATCCAAACGCAAGAAGAGGCCTATAAGCTCATCAACGATATGTGTTCAGTGTTCCGAGCCATGCCTTACTGGGCGGCTGGATCACTGAGCATGATGCAAGACCGGGCAGCAGATCCGGTTGCGCTATTCACCCTTGCCAATGTCAGTGAAGATGGTTTCACCTACGAATCCAGCAGCCTAAAAACCCGCTCAACTGTTGTCGTTGTTGGTTGGCTCAACCTAGAGCTGGGCGACATTGATCGGGAAGTAGTCGAAGACCCTGAAGGCAT